CCTTTGGCCTTTGACCATACATCAAATTGGAGCGTGACTGAGAACCCTGTCTCGCCTTTGACCTCCCTTACTTCGCCCTCAATTTGGTAAAATATATGCGGGTATGCTGCTCCCTGTGGCAAGAAATTTCCTATTCTATCAGTCGGAACAATCGCCGTTAAAGGTGCATCGCTAGTGAGCCTAGACTGAATTGCACCAAGTATTTCTGTTAGGTCTATCATTTATTATGCTTCTTAATTGCGTTATTTTTTGCCCGCTCAATACTCAATTTTATACCCTTGATATTCTTGCGAAAAGCGCGACCCATGAAAGGGCGGCGGGCCATGTTTTTAGTGCCCTCTTCAAGTGCTCTAGAATATTTAGCGCGACTTCTAACTAAGGCAAAGTAGCCCTTGGTGACTAATCCCGTCCCAGTGGTTACGATGATATTTTTCTTGAGGTTTCCAAAATCATTATTAGGAGCAGAGCCAGGCTTTGAAGCGGTGTGTATCTTGTCACCTTTCTTGCCTCGCTTGTATTTTCGACCACTTGAGGAGCTATCCAAAGCCCCAATAATATCTTTCTGAATCTTCAGCGCCCCGGCATTGATAGCCCGCTTGACTCGCTTCGCTACTTCTGGCGTAATCCCGTCAAAGCGTTGCTCAAGATCTTTGAGCCCTTCGACTTTGATACTGAAGTTTTTAGCCATTCACCGGTTTATTACTGCTAGGTTTCTGCCCGGGTTTAATTCTTTTTATCGCCATTGTAACCAAGTTCCGTGAATTTTCTGTGATTTATTATTGAATGATTCTATCTTGTATACTAAATCCGTATCGCTAGGAAGTGCGCTCAAATCAATATCGCCAGTGGTCAATATGTCCACCGTACTATTGAAGGCTCCATCATTTTCTAGAGTCGCTTCTGTTGTGGTGTAAGTCGCGCCTCCGTCAGTTGATATGAATACTTTAATATCTGTATTTAGCGAGATGGAGTCGGGGGATTCGTAAAGAACCACTAATCTGGCAAACTCTACAATGCTTTCGGAATCATATGCGCTAGACTCAACAACCCAATTTCCTTTCCCTGTAGGCAAGGTGTAGTGCCCAGTCGTGGAGATAGAAAGGTCTTCAGCGAACCCATTTCTAAAGTACATTTCTTGAAGGTACCCATTAAACTGGTTTTGCCCCCCGAATTGTGATGCAATCGTAGCCTCCCCAGTTATTGCGGAAAACTCTTTTCCATCTGTTACTGTTGGCCCTACTTGAGCATTGTCTATAAACATTTTGTAGTCATTGGCCTCCCTAACCACTCCGACCTCATACCAAGTATCGACTAAGAATCCCCCAGAATTCTGGATTATTGTTGTGGGCAAAGACCCATTATACCAAGTTAGGGTCAAATTTCCCCCTGTCACCCAGAACAAGAATCTATTTGTTGACTCTCCTGTTTCAAGCAATACTTGGTTTCCAGATACGCTTGAAAACCTAATTATCATTTTTATTGTAAAATCCCCACCAAGAACATCCCATATATTCCCTTCCCCCAATCTTATAGACCTTGAAGATGTTAGGTCTATACAGCTGGTTCCGCTATTGGCGGTTATAGCTGTCGTATGTACTGCGCCACCTTGAGCTGTGACTGATATTAGCGCCCCTTCATCTACAAATAAAGACGAATCGTTTGCCTGGTTGACTGATTGAATTAGTGTTGTTTCGCCAGTAACCGAAATCCCGTAATTGTTCCCTTCTGCATCTCGGGCAGCGGTAGTGTTGGCGCCATTTATACCTGTTTCGTCCTCGTATTCGTCAGCAATGCCATCAATCATATCAAGAATTGTCCATCCAGCGTCAACCGAATCTCTGAGCGTATTTACCGCAATCATATTCTCAAGTGTTCCTGCTCTGCTCTCTAACTCAGTGGCCCGACCCTCAAGCAAAGCGGTTTTGTTTTCAACGGTCTTAAACTCCTCAAGGTCAGCAAAATACTTTGCCATAAAATCCTTAAGGCAATACAGGGGAACATTTCGCCTACCCGCTGAAAGGTCATCATTCATTGACCGAAACCAGCTAAAAGTATCGTATTCCTTTATTTCATCGCCTTCACCTAAACCTTTACTCATTATTGCTGTCTGCCGTAATCCGTAAATATATTCCGCGCCGATCTATATTCTCTATTTCGCTAATGTCATAAGTCACGCCATCAAGCTCGACTTTATCCGTAGCAATTATGTCATCCCGATAATGGGTGATTAATTCAATGGTCTTCTGTTCTTTAACCCTGCCAGCGACCGAACTTTCACCGCCTGATTTATCGGTGATTTTGCACCATACATCACCGCGCATTGAATAGCTGGAAGTGAGCCCCCCGAATCCATCCGGGGCAGAGGTTAGCATTAATACGGAAGCCAATTCTCTAAAGTCTCTGGAGCAAATCTTAGGCATGAAGGAATTTATATTGTTTAAGCATTTCATTGACCCCGCAAGAACAAGCAGCGGCTTCGCAATCACCGCGACTATTATATAGCTCACCGGCTAAAATAATAATGCCTCGCCTAATCGCACTNGGTACGTCTGAAGCCTCCGGGCCGTAGCCAGCTTGCCATATTACCTTGATTGAATTTTTAGCCCTCAAATCGCCCGATATGGTGGCTCCTGAGTTAAGTATAATCTTCGGTTTAATGTTGTCATCAAAATTGTCCAAATAATAATTATCAGCAGAATAAAGCGCCTCATTATTACTTTGGTTTATCAAGTCGATTGAATCTATTGCTAGAGCGGGGGCATAGCGTAGCTCTAGAGTCTCCCCGCCTGTGAGTGAGGTTATCGCCCCGACTCTGGTTCCCGACCACCACTCTTCACCGTTAATACCGGCGTCATCATAATATGAGGTGATTGTCTGGGTTATGAATTTGCGCCCTGTATAATCTTCTGCATAGAAGCGGGCATCTGTAATGAATTGAGATAAAAGAGCGTCCTCTGAGGGGTGTGTAATCCTCAAGGACGCCTTTAGTTCATCTAAAGAAACCGGCTCTTTACTTGGCTTTGTTGTTACTTTGCTTTGCACTTTTTTTGATGGTCTTTTTCTCTACGCTCTTTTTAGGAAGCGGCTTAGTTTCTTTTTCTACTTCAAGCACGTTTCTGACATTCCAGAAATCGAACTCTTCTTCGCTGAAAGTATATTCTACCCCAGCGGCAAGAGTGACCTTAACGCCACTGCGGGGATACCCCACAATGGCCTTAAGACATTTCGCCTTAATGCTCACTAATTAGCTTCAGTGGGCAGAATTGCGGGAGTCGAGCGAATGATATTTGCGCATACCTCGTCACCTGTTGAGGTGATTAGGACGACACGAATATAACGCTTTGAACCGACATAGCCAAGCGTCACCGCTTCACTCTGAACAACCGCTACACCTTGAGAGCCGATAACATCACCAGCAGCAGCGGCAGAAAAGCCGGAGCCTTGAGCGTCTGATTCTTCGATGGTGAAAGTACCGACCGCAAGGGCTCCAACCGTAACCACGGCAGTTGCAGCATCGAACCCTTTAAGGTCAATGCCGGTTCCGTTGGTTGTAGTTGCGCCAACTGCGGCGGGAACGATTGACGGAATTATGTCAATATTGTTTTTTAAATCTTTGGAAGCCATTTTATATATCTCCTATTAAGCTTGTTTCAAGTATTTCAATGACTGGAAGTTTTTAAGGCTACCACCTACGCGCTTTCTCATGTAGTAAGACTTGTAAGGAATTTGAGTAAATGGGTCTTCCAAAACAGACATCCCCAAACGGTCAACGATTAAGTATGAGCTTCTGAAGTCAGCAAGAACCACGGCTTTTGCGCCTGTAGCGATGTCATCCATATCTTCCATGATGACAGTTCTTTGACCGATAAGCATATCAGCTTCGCCAGCTTGGAAGCTTGGTTGCCATAGATAATTGCCTTGTCCATCTTTCAATTTACGGATGGCGGCTTCAGTGTTTCTATTGTAAGCAAAGTAAGCGTTCCCGCGATACTCTGGCTGCAATAGGGCTCTAAGGTCAATCAATTCGTCAGAAGCGATTGCAGTAGCGCCAGCGGTCACAAGTGTTCCAACTTCACCACGCGCATAATCAGCAGGATTAGAAGTCTTTTCAGTTGCAGACATAAAGCCCTCTGGTTTATTTACACCATCACCATTGACGAAAGCGGATGATTCAGTTAAGCCGAACTCAAGGGACGCTTTGTTTTGAATCCAAGCAGCCAAATTCCAGTTGCTATCTTCAAGCAATTCCTCGGAAATAGGAGGCCTGCAATAAAGGGTGTGAACCGGAATATTAAGCTTGCCGATTTCTGGAGTGTTAGTTGTGCCTCTAGCAGCAGTCTCACCAACCCATTGGGCAGACAGACGGTTATCATCATAGAAGCCCATATATGTGTTTGTGCCGATAGTCTGAACAGAAGCTAGGCTTCTTACTGGAGAAGTGTCATATGATATTGTTTCAACACCACCAACGAAAGGCGTCACAGTATAGCCNCCGTCTGGGTCAATATTAGATTGCATTGCCTTTAATTCTGGCTCAGTCAAATTAGCTAATTCGGCCTTGAAGTTTACGCGACCCATTTTCTTTAAACCGGCTTCGTAGTGTTTTAAGCCTTCAGCGTCTTCGCTCTTTTTAGCTTCCGGTGCGCCCATACGCTTCACGGCTGCCATTGTTTCTTCTAGGCTTTTCTTCATATCCAAAGAACTAGCAAGGTCTTTTTCTACTTTGTCGAGTT